GTGTGATTTTTGTTGTGTTATTTGGGATTTTGGTGGGTTTTGTGTTTTTGTGGTTAGTGTGTAAGTTGACTACATATACAGATATAGGAAAAATGGAACTTGCCGACTTGTTTTTTGTACCCCCTCCATAACTCTTCATAAAATACGCTTTTTTCGCATACCTATGCGGATTTGACTTAATTTTATTATCTGATATAGTCATAATTGTCAAAGGGAAAAGGACAAAAAAAGAATAAGAGATACACTGACAGCGTATTAAATTCAGTCTGTCAGCGCCGATAATATCGGTTTAATGTTGTTTATATTTATTCAATTTTTGTTTATTCAAAAAAGCCGTCATATACGGCAAAATATTAAATACCGTCATTAGACAGTGACAGTGAAAAGGAGTAGCTGTTGGTGGAGTGTTACCGCCGTTTAATATAGTACATTTAAAAGTTAATACCGTTCATATACGGAGCCGAACGGCGGAACGGCTCAGGTGTTAAAATCTCCGTGACGGGACAGATGCAACAAATTCCGTTTGGTTGAGTGAATAAGTAGCTCAGCCGGTACACTGTAAAGGATGCAGGATGAACACTCTACAACTATATCTGAGAGTCTGTTTTAAAAACACTAAATCAGATGCTTCTGATTGGATGTATTTGTAAAGAATTATGCTCATTATACCATCTTGAAATGAACCAAAGAAGTCCATTCTATGGACTGACGGAGGTCGCAATGTACCCTGAAGGTGAAAATCCTTAGCGACGGCGTAATTATTGCTGAGTTACAAAGCGTTCCGGTTAAAGACGGCAAAAGTGCAATTTTAAGGCTGAAAAGCATTTTAGCACAATAAAAATAAAATGAATTAAAAAAAAGCATAAGTTTAGAATAGTAGTCAACGACATCAAAAAAATATCTTGGTGTCGTTTTTAGTGTTCTAAACACTGATAATATCAAAAAAAATAAGTAAAGCACCTATTGCTCAGTATAGGAGAAGGAGAAAATCATGAAAAAGACAACAGATAGAAAAAGAGTAAACTTCAGCAACTTTTCAGACAAAAATCGTACACTATTACACGACTTCAGAACAGCTATTATTGCAATAGCAGAGGAAAATGCTAAGTATAGCACCGCGAGCAAACCCATCAAGACTCAGCGTGAAAAGACTCTTGCGCTCCGAGAGTCTGCCATTCAAGAAGGAATGGATTATAATGATGCTATAATCAAGTATAGTATCAGCAAAGAGGAGTCTATCCTTGCCAAACTCAAGGCGGAACATGAGTCAGCCGTCAAGGACTATAACAAAACTCTAAAGGCTTGTTACGCCTTTATCCCTGAGGGAATGTATAAGGCGTATCAGGTGAAGGCTCAAACATTCGATGACACCGAGTTCAATAAAGAGTTCAGTAAGTTCCTTGAGGGTTTGGGTATTGAAGTAGGTACTGCCATAGTGCCAAAGTGGGCACGCAAGCTTACTTCTGCCATAGGTGTAAGTATGGCAACTCAGAAGACTTTGCTTACGGGTGCAGAATCACTAACCAAAGCAATGAGCAAGACGATGTTCAATAAGTTGTTTATGGCAACTTTTATAGACTTATTCATCAAGTAATAGGTTTACCATTCAAGGGTGTAGGCTAACAAGTGTACACCCTTTTTCTGTATACGCGGTAAAAGTCCACGTACTGATGAGGCATGAGCCGAAACAGAGAGAATATATAGAAGAAAATTCTAAGGAGGAGTTTTATTATGAAACAATATAAATGTACTGAATGTAGAGGCAACTGTTACGGCTGCTTCTATACGGAGTTATGCGATAAGTGGCTTGATAAGTCACCATACGAGCCTTACTTTGAAGAGGTAAGTCATGTCTCTTTATCCTTGTGTGAGGGACGTCACACAATCCCTCAAGCGGTAGATGGTTCAATATTCGGCAATACCATCGACCCGTTAGACCCTAATGGTCTTCAAGCCGAGGCAGAGTCTAAGCTCCGAGAACTTGACATCAAGTCATTAGACTTGTATGTCACCGGCTTAACGGTCGCGTTAATCTCGGTGTTGAACGCGTGCCGTCAGTTAGAGATAAAGGTGACACTCTATCATTATGACCGAGAGTCGGGCAACTATTATCCACAGCAGGTTTTGTAATTCATATATATAAGGGTATGATGAGGAGGAATACAATAATGAACACATGGAAGAAGGATACTAAACGTCTATGCAGAGATTTCTGTGTAGACTATAACACAATAGTAAACAAGGTTGAGTCGTATGTATCTACACATACTCAACCAAGACACTATGCTCATAGCTATGAGTACAAGTATGATATTGCCGTACGTTTTGTACGAGCAATGATATAAGGGGATGTTAAATATGTATGAAGTAAAAGACAAAAATAAGACGTATCTGTTTAGTAATAAAACAGATGCTGATAATTATATTGACTATTTGCAACATGGATTAAAATGTATTGCAAAAAAAAGACAGAACCTATTGTTTTAACAATGGTGCACGATTAATTGATGTATCATTGTATGGAGCAAACAATGAAAAATTTGTTTTACATTACAACAATAAATGTATTGTAAGTAAGACATTGCAGCAAAAGTATATTAAAGTGTTAGGAGAGGACAAAACATGAATATGAGGAAAAAAACTGTCAATTATCTTAGCGATGATATTGTTATTCATTGCACTTTGCTCAACAGCAGAGGCAATGATAACTTTGCCATTTGGATATTACACTCATAACGGCTTTAAGATTATTTATACGACTAAAGCCGTATGTATAGGTGTAAATACTCTTATGACTCGTGACGGGAATATATGGGAGTATGAAGATAATAATTTCACAATAGGTGGCAAGTACCGTATTACATTTAGTGATAACGGTACAGAGGATGATAAGACGGATGATAAGATATTATCCGTCCAAAAGTGTCATTGAGATGTTTAAGTATATAGTTCATGCTATATATTTTTACATAAAAAAATAGCCTTGTACTACCACTACAAGACTATTTAATATCAATGAAAGGCGGTGGATTGCGATGCTAACTCCGGAAGGATATATTGGCGATTACGATGGAAGACTCTATAGCACTGAGAATGAAGCTCGTGAAGCCGATCCTCGCAATTAACCAAAAAGCCATCAGAGTGAGATACCATCAATATCTCTGATGGTCTTTTATTGATATTAATATAATAGCACAATAATTATCATATGTCAAGTTTTTATGGAGGTGAAATATAATGAAAACTCAAATAGATGTTCGTAAGTTCCAACGGAAACTACGAGCGAATGGCTACACCTTGCACCATATGCGAGGTAGTCATCAAATATACCGAAACGGAAACAGCGACACTATTGTCATAAACAACAAGTTAAATGCAATGGTAGCTAAAAGACTTACAAAGGAGTTCAATTTGCAATGAAAAAGAGAATATATAAATACTTAACAGAATGCCTAAGAGAAATCATAGGCATTTTTGAATATTTAGAAGGGAGATGGTGAAATGCTCATGGATAAAAGAATGTTTGGAGAAAGAAGGGAACTTAAATGACAAATAAAGAAAAGGAATTAATCAAAGATAATCTAAGAGCATACAATGCAAATTTTAAATACATAAAAATTGTTTCGGCTGACTATGGAGACGGTTTTTATGTTTTCACAAGCGAAGAACGTTTTAAATCAGGCAGTTGGACTCAATATTGTTATAATATTGATTACCTAAATGGTTGGTTATATGGAGCGGTACAAGCAATTCATAAAAGATGTGGTGAGAGAAAGGAACTGTGATGAATATGTACACATTAGAATCATTAAAAGAAATTAACAATAGATTTTGCAGAAGTCATGAAATGACAGAATATGATGTAGAAAAGGCAAATGAATATGTTGAACTGATTGAAAATTCTCGTTCAAAATTAGAATCTAAAATAGGAGATATGATACAGTACACAAATGAATATGGAGAATATTTTGAAAAAGCTCATATTGACGAAATATATGAAGATGGAGAATTGTATATATGTGAGCGCCCATATGTTCCATTTGTCGGAGTAAATGAAAATAATAATGGAATTAGTTGTAGTACATCAGGTGGAGCTTGGGAATATCTATCAAAAGAAAAACTCACGTATGTAGGAAAAAGTAAAAAGCGATTTTGCGTTTGGGGTAATTGTGGTGCTTGTGCAGATGGAGCTGTTGAATTTGAGGCAGAAGTAAATGTATGGTCTTATACTTCAAGTGAAAATAAATTTATCAGTAAAATAAGTGGAAGACCATACACTACTAAAGAGTTCGATAGAATGATAATTCATTATTATACAGATAAATACGGGCACTCCAAAGATGGTAGTGGATATATTTATTTTGGAAGTTTAAACAAAGGTGCATGGAAGTCAGACAAGGAATTGCAAGCATGGTTGAGAACATTTAGAGCGGAAGTGTTTGAATGGGGAAAGAATGGTATGTTTGTTTGGTATTGGAAAAATAAAGAATATCATGTTTCTCCAACGGAATTTGAAAATTTAAAGTTGCCAGAAGATACAATATTGAAAAATGCAAGAATTCTTAGATGCAAAAGAAAGTATGATGAAGATACACATACAGTCCACACTTACTATGTATGGTATTGGGATGAACCAGATAAAGATTTCTACAAAGCAACTGAAGAACAAAATAAAATAAGAGAAAAATTCTATACGCTCGATTGGCATACTCCCAAAAATCAATTTGCATTAAAAGAATTTGAACTTGGAAAAGTCCAACCAATTAATTTGGATTTTATTAAAGGTTGATTAATGATTAGCACATTAGGAGGTAAGGGAAATGAGAAAATACATAGTTCATTACGGATATGGGAACAGGGCATATACAGATACTCGTAATGCACGATTGTTGTGTAGAATGTACGGCGAAAATGTAACAGTAACAACAGTACAAGGCAAGTTTATATGTAGAGGAATTATCAACTATGACGGCACTGTAACTGTTTGTACAATAGAATGATGAAAGAGATATTTCATATGATGATGTTCTATCGAGGAAAAGTAACACGACTTTTAGAAATGACGATTTGGAGGTAAACAAAATGCGAGTTAAAACAAAAAAACAAGCGGTGATTAGGACAATATATAACAATTATAATTTATGGGAGGATTCTAAGGATGATGCAATAGAAACACTCAAAGCTAATGATATTACGATAACAGATAGTGCAATATGGGAAGAAATATACAATCAAGATGAATACGATTGGATTGGAATAAAAGATGATTTGGAACGATTTTTCAATGGTGAAAGTACATGGATTTTGCAAGGCACTTGTGAATGTTGGGATGGTAATCATAAAGCTGGAATGATATTTGAAGATTTTGAAGAGATGCTCAATAAAGCGGCAAAAGATTGTGATTATATTCACCTGTATGATAAAAATGGTCATCTTTACTTAAAGTGTTCACATCATGATGGAACTAATTATTATGAAATAAAAAAAGTTACAGATAGAGGTGTTGAGTATTTAGCAAACTGGGAAGATAATTGGGATGACAATCGAACAGAACAATATGTTCATAATCAAATTATGGAAAGATATTCAGTCTTGCCTCATTTTGGACATAAAGTATACTGTTACCCAAAGATTGAGTGGAAGAAAGAAGAAAGGGATGTTGTAGAAATGGAGAAATAAGTTATGATTAGCACAATAGAACGAGATTGGATTTGTAAAAACGGTGTATTTTATTTTCCAATGAAAGAGCTTCCTGATTGGTATGGAATACCAAATATAGGGTTTGTATATCATGGTGAATGGTCTGATTCGGAGGTGGAATATAAAGGAAAGCGAATAAACTGTAACGATATTGAAGAAGTGATGTGGGAGAATTATAGAGAAGATTGCTTAGAAGAAAAAATAGAAGATACATTTGATGGATTTGATATTTATATGAAAGAACATCAAAACGAAGTATATGAAATACTCGAAGAAATAATGAATAGAGAGGAAGATTAAAATGGAAAGAGAAATTTATGAAAGACTTAGTACAAAATTAGATTATGAAACATTTATAAAGTGCTATTGTCCTGAATGCGAAAAAGAAAATTGCATTCACAGAGGGGCATATAGAAGATTACCTGCAAAAGTGGGAGGTTTAGGTTTGTGCCCAAATTTGCAGACAAATAAAAATTAAGGAGTATATAAGAGTATGAGTATATCAGATGCAATGTACAACAATATGTTAGAGGAGAAGAGACAAGCAGTTTTAAGAAGCGAATATAAGAGTATAAGAGCTTGTCCTCTAAAAGAAGTCAATGGACGTGTTGACAATTACACAGAGGAGCAGGCTAAAACATTGCTGAAAATGATGATATTTGACAGACAATAATTGAATGGAGGATTAAAATGTTAGAAAAGTTAATTGATAAAGCTAAGAACGCAATGAAAGAAGCTTTAGTATATGCGGAAAAGATTAAAGATGGTCGCACTATGTCAGAAAAGACAAATATACTCAATGCAAACTATTATATGGCTCAATTCCATGCCTATTTGGAGTTGATAGAGGATATTGACTTAGATACATTTGTAAAACTTGATGAAGAAACAATGAAAGACGGAGATAGAGTATTGGAACGTATCGGCAGATTGTATTAATTGAAACGACAATTTCAAGAGAAAATAAATGATGATTATTATGAATGATATTGTTGAAGAATTAGATAATATAGCAAATCAGAGATTTTAAGGAATGGAGTGATTAAAATGTTTGATAGGAATGGATTTATGAGTTGGCTTGAAGAAACATTTATAACGAATAGTTTTGGCAGAAATATTGTATCAGAAATTATTGAATATGCTTATGAACACCAAAACGTAAGTTTAGATCAGTTTGCATATTTTGTTAGTGATTTATTACCGGAGGTTGAATTTTTGGAAGTGGCAAGATTTTGTTCAGATGATATGCTGACAGACACTACATTAGTATTGTTAGAAAGGAAGGACGGTTGATTGATTATGGAATTGCACTTATATTATCTTGATAAAAATTGGAAACAACGTGGAGATTGTGCTCATAATTATAATCTTGTTGTTGATTTAGGCAACAAAACATACAAGATATATGTCAGTCCTTTTTATGGATATGAACGTTCAAGTGATATAGAGGTCAAAAGAAAATCGGATATTATGGATTATATTGAATATTTAAAAGAGAATGGGTTTGTGGATACTGATGAGATTTATTGTGGATAAAATAAGAGTTTCAATAGAAGATAAGAGATTATATATGGAGGTATATGTTGTGGATTATACCATAGATGAAATCAAAAATATTTTAACAAGTAAAAAGTCGCAAATATGTAATTTAGGTATATCGTATACTGTTTTAACAGTAATACAAAATTTATTAGATTATCAAATACCGAAAAATCCTTTGCCAAAGGGAACACATAAAGGCTTCAACAATTACTGTTGTCCATCTTGTAAACATCCACTACCTACAGGGTGTGAAGATTTTCAAATGCCATATTGCGAAAATTGTGGTCAGAAAATTAATTGGAATATGAAATGATGATTTGATTAAGGAGGAAAATAGTATGACATTTAAAGAAATGATTTTTAAAGGATTATGTGATGGAACGGTAAAAATTATTAGCAATCCATATGACGATAGTATTGCTTGTCAAATTGGAAATGTTTGGTTTTACTTTATTGGAAATGAAGATGAATATTTAACACCCGATGAAGTATTTGAAATATATACAAAAGAAGAACTTACAGAACAAATTTATTCGACATTGCAGGATATGGACAAGCATAGCTTTGAAGAAGTTACATATTACAAAGAAGTTTTAGCAGAAAAATACGAAAACCGAGAAGAAGAAACTAATAATATGATTCTGCGAAACAAATTAAAGAAACACAGAGGTCACAAAGTAAGTATTGTGTCGTATGGAGATTGGAATAATCCAGTAGACATATGTTTAGAGTGCGAAGATTGTGGAGAGGTTGTGCTTGATGCTGAAATTTATACTTTGTGTGAAAGAGAAAATAATTAACGAAACAACGATTTCAAGAGGAGGTAATAGCTATGAAAATAACAAATATTAAATGGGATACTGACGGCGACATGAAAATATTAAAATCGTTGCCGAAAGAAATTGACATCACTGATGAATTTGATGTTAATGATTATGAAGATGACGAAGATAAACTATTGGATGATATATCCGATTGGTTATCTGATACTTACGGATATTGTCATTTTGGATTCGAGATTGAGAGATAAAGGAAAGGTGAATTGTTATGAATTATACGGTTGAAATAGATAGAAGTGTATCTGCTTTATGTTATTGTTTGGAAAGGCTAAATAATGAAGTAGATAATATTGATGAATGGCGAGTGAGCGTAAATGCCGGCGGTATGAATTATGGAATTTATTTTAATTTTGATATTGAAAATATGGAATTGGAAATTTGTAATCAACCGGATTATAACGAAGTTTTAAGTCTTGACGAAGTTATAGAAGAAATAAATAAAAATTGTGAATAAATCAAATATGAAAGGGTGAATTGTTATGACAAAAGAAATGATACAATTATTAAATCAACTTGCAGATTTGGCAGATGAAGCAAGTGAAACAATATTTGATGACGGTAAAAAGAATGGAACAGGCGGAATATTAAAGCTATGTGATAAGCTGACAATGAAGATTGACGAGTATTTAGGTAATTGATTGAGAGGTAATAATTGTGGGTGAGAATATTATAAATGCGACATTCGTTTCTGTTTGGGACGGCGGAATAGCAATAGAAACGGAATGTAAAATCAATACGAATACACGAGAAGTATTTGATATTATTTCAGTGGAGGCAGACGTTGATGTATTTGAACGTCAATATGTTGTTATTGATGGACAAGAATATGACGTTGTATGTGTAGACGAGTCGGGCGAAGTAGGAGAGCGGGAGTATTGGTTTAGATAGAAGCAAGGTGAGTACTATGCAAGAAATGAGGAGTTTGAGAAAAATGAAAAGATATATGATACATGAGAGAGGTAGAGGGTTTGAATTTCAAACCAATTATAATATTGGTACAGAGGGATTTTGGAATGATTTACAACATTATAGAGATTGCTGCGTTAATGGTGAATATTTTCATATCCCTCCGAAAATTGAACATATTATATCAATAACATTTATTGATGAAACGTAGATTTCAGAAGGGAGATTTATAATATGAACAAACAATTTGTATTAAATACAATTAAGGATTTTGAATCGTGGGAAGTCGGACAATGTGTTACGTTCAGATACAAAAGTTCTAATAAAGTCGAATACGAATTGACTATCAAGAAAGAAGAACCGAAGTACTTCCCATTTATAGTCACCGTGACGGGCACACGTACAGGAACGCCCGAAACAATCGGCAGGCGATACACAAGTGTGGAAAGAGCATTTTTGCACATATTTAATTGTTTTAACGAAAACGCAAATGAAAAGGATGATTACGATTCGTTAGAAGAAGCATTAGACAAAATAAGTCTTAAAATTGAATTTCAGAAGGGAGAAAAACAATATGGAAACTTATAATGAAAAGGCAAATGTGCTTATAAAAAACTTAATGGAGTTATTGCCGAGTCAACCACGTAGCTTTGATACAGCGGATAATCCCGGATTTTGGACAAACGGTAATGAGATACTTTGTCCAACAGAAATGGAATGTGAAATATTAGCAGAGTTTTTACAAGATGTATTGAAGGAAGTATCTACACTGACGGTCAAAACAGGATATTATGACCCATTTGAGGATGTAGAAAATGGCAAACAAGATGATAATACAGGATTTTATTACATTGATTTTGAATAAATGAAATGGAAAATTCATGGTTCTAAATACGCATATTATTGTGATATTTTTGGATTTTAAAATAGAATTGGAGGACGATTTTATGATTAAATTTATAGAAAAAGAAAGATATTATGATGATAGTCCATATACAGGAAGTTGCTATTATTACCCTACATATATGGTAAAAGATAGAAAAGAATTCTTTGTATTCAATCGAAGAGATCCTGACGATGAATGGAAGATAAAAGAGGATGAAAAAAGAAAAAATCAGTTGATAGAAAACGAAGGGAAATATTTTAAGTTTAACGGATTTTATGATAATCCACTAGAAATGTTGAAGAAGATTATTGAAAGAAAACATCATTTTACAACACCAAAGAACATGTACTATGGTAATTTAGATACACATAGATATATAGATTTCCATGGTAATAGAAATGAAGTCAGTGCAGCTTTCCATTATAGAATTTATGATATAGAGTTAGCATGTATAATTCAAAAAGTTGTCAAGCTAATCAATAGTGAAGATTGGAGCATGGCAAAAGTAATATTGAATAAAAAACAATGAAAAGCACATTTCAAAGAAAGGAAAATAAATATGAAAATTGGAGATAAAGTGATTGTAAAAAATAATTTAAGAGAAGAACTACGAAAATTAACATTTGATGAGACGACTTGTGAGGCTATGGAAGCCCGTTTTGACGGAACAATATGTGAAGTATTTGATTTATGGAAAAATGAAGATGGACAAGAATATGCAACAGTCGATTTATGTTGTGAAATTCCTGTTCAGTGTCTTGAGGTGATTTAATGAGTAGAAGAGAAATTTATGCATGTGATTGCTGTGAAAATGAAATCACAATTAAAATTTGCCAAAATAAAAAAGACAGATTTCAAGATAAGATTGAGGAGGATTAATATGGAACAGTGGGACGAGGAAGAAGTATGGGATGCAATTTCAGTTATATCTTCAATACGAGCAAAATGCAGTGTGTTTAAGAGAGAACAACGCTCTAAATATCATGCATGTAGTATGGCAATAAGAGCCTTGCGCGAGGTTATCGGTGATCCAGCGGCTATGGATAAAGTAACTGATAGCAGTTTAATATATGAATTAGATAGCAGAGGCTATAATGTAGATAATTTGATTGAAATTTTACATAAGATTAAGTCTTGAAAGTGATAGAGACTCGCAATCCGATAGATCTTTAGCCTATCGGTAAAGAATCATATAAAACAGAGAATATACAAACGGAAGGAGGTGTTAAGTAAATGTTAAAAGCTTGTAAATACAGATTATATCCGAGCAACCAACAAGAAGAACAAATTCAAAAGACTCTTGGATGTTGTAGATTTGTATATAACCGAACATTATCTTATAGGAAAGAAATGTATGAAACGAAAAAAGAATCTATGAATAAATTTGCTTGCAATAACTATGTAAATCAAATTCTTAAAAAAGAATACGAATGGTTGAAAGAAGTAGATAAATTTGCATTAACTAATGCTGTATATAATATGGATTCAGCATACAAAAAATTCTTCAAGGAACATAGCGGATATCCGAAGTTTAAGAGTAAACATGATAGTCATAAGTCATACATAACAAATTTTACGAATGGCAATATAACAGTAGATTTTAAGAAGAACACAATTAAACTTCCAAAGCTCAAATGGGTTAAATCTAAAATTCATAGAGAGTTTACAGGAATAATCAAATCCGCAACTATCTCACAAGTTCCATCCGGTAAATATTATGTTTCGATATTAGTAGAGACTGAACACATTCCAATAGAATCTACTGGTTGTATGGTTGGTGTTGATTTAGGTATAAAAGATTTACTTATCACTTCTGATGGAGAAAAGTTTGACAATATTCGTACTACTAAAAAATATGAGAAGAAACTTGCAAAGGAACAACGCAAGTTATCTCATAAAGAAAAAGGTAGTAAAAACTGGAACAAACAGAGAATCAAAGTAGCACAGGTACATGAAAAGATTCATAATATCAGAATTAATAATTTACACAAGATTTCACATCAACTTATTAGCGAAAACCAAGTAATAGTTAGTGAGAATTTGTCTGTAAGTAATATGATGAAGAATCATAATCTTGCAAAAGTAATATCTGATTGTGATTGGTATGAGCTAACAAGACAATTAACATATAAAGCTGATTGGAATAATCGCCAGTATATTAAAATTGGGAGATTTGTTCCAAGTAGTCAAACTTGTAGTTGCTGTGGTTTTATCAATGTAGAAACTAAAGACTTATCAGTCAGAGAATGGACATGTCCTAAGTGTGGCGTTCATCACGATAGGGACATCAATGCTGCTAAGAATATTCTTAATGAAGGATTAAGATTGTTAGAGAAAACAGCTTAGTAAAATATATAGTACGGTAGGAACTATCGGAATTTACGCTTGTGGAGTTAGTAGGTTACGAGGACGTAGAAGCAAGAAGCCACGAAGTCTTTAGCTTCGTGGTGGTTCACAGCAAGGTTTCAAGTCCTTTATATGGGATATAAAAGGGTGTAGAATTATGTATAATAAAAAAATATCACAGAATTTTGTTTAAAAATAGCAAATAGTGGTATATATTAAATGAAAGGTAAATATAGAAAGGAAGATTAGAAATGGAAAATATATCACACGAACGAGCAATAGAATTATTGAAAAAATTAGTCGCGAATATGAGGTATGGAGGGAAACCGTTGGTTGTTGCAAAGCATTTGCTCTATGTCGGATTTGAACCCGAAGAACTTTTAGAACTTGGTTTTAAGAGCAGAAGTGTTGTAGCGGCGGAAGAACAGCTTGACGAATATGAAGATAGTTTAATATTTTTGGAAGGCTAAGAATTAGAGGGAAAGTAGAAAGTGAGGAAAATAAAATGAAAATTAATGGAGATGCAGGAGAGATAAGAACAATAATAATTGTAGGTTTAATTTGTTGGATACCACTTTGTGCATTGTGTACACCAGTTGGTGGTACACTTCTTACAATATTTATTTTTGGAGTAGCCGGTATTATATCATATTCTAAACACAAAGAAAGAACTGGTGGTAACAGCGGAATTTCACAAAGCTTACACGATCAGTATATGGAAAAATTACATGAAAGCAATCGCAAACATTGGGAGTTCTATGATAAGCTGACTGATGAAGAAAAGGCTGAAAGACAAAAGGAATTTGATGATGAATGTTTGATTGCGGCGAGAAAACGTGAATGGGGCAAGGCATTTGCTCAAGAATGGATTGACGATATGCCTACTGAATTGAAAAAGAAAGCAATGGCGATATATGTGAAACGGCAAGCGTTTATTAAAGAAGAAAGAGAGTATGGTAGAGATGCTCATGATTACGAGATGGAAGATTACCTTAATATACGTAAAGAGGATAGAGGTTGTTTATCACCTAAGGGGGCAGAATATTTATATGATATGAAATTAAAAATAGATAAAGCTTTTAGTGAATATAAAGGTGTAAAAGACGAAGAAGGAAAATGGAAGAAATATGCTATAGGTGAGGCTATGCCTAACGAATATGAATGGATTTTTCATAACTATACAAAGATCCCTTCGGTAAGTGTTCCATTGGATAAGTTAAGACAGTTTTATAAGTATACACCAGATGGAAAGCTTACAAAAAAATATATGGAGTTTTCTGAACCTCAAGTTTGGTGGGGAAACTATGACACGTCTCCAAGTCATTGTCTAGTATCAATGCCTATATAACAAAAGAAGGAGTGAACATTAATGACAGGAAGATTAGAAAATCAAATAAAAACTGAACAGAAAATCAAGCGAACACTTAAAAGT